GCTTGAAAATGTATTTGTTGTTGTGATGTAAGGAAAACTAACAATAACTATATTACCAACTTTAGTATAATAAGCAGTCTTTGTTAATGTTGATGAAGGAGAAGTATTTGTTAATGTTGCACTGTATGTAATTGTTGTTGTGTAACTTGTTTGTGTTTCAGCAGGAACACCAGATAATTTACCAGATGTAATTGCGGCACTTGCATTTATATCTGCATTAACAATAGTACCATCTACAATCTTTGCAGATGTTATAATACCATCAGCTATATCCGCAGAAGTTAAAGGTACTGCAGAAGGTTTATTTCCTATGAAAGGCATAATTACTTTCTGTTATGATATTGCATCAACAGTTGAAATCCAAGTATCTAAAGATGAAGCTGTATTTGATACAACTTTTAAAATATCTCCAGACTGAACTACAACTTTAGCACCACCATCAAGAACTTGTAATGCTGAACCTGAAGGGATTGGTGCATCTTTGACTAAATAAAAATCGTTAGTACCATCATTAATAAATACTGAAGCATTAACTGCAGAACCAGTTACATTGGCAACTGATATACCTACGATTGTATCGTTTGAATTTGCTGTAAATAAAGTAGCTGCTGATGTTCCAGTTAGTCTAGCTTTATATCTTGTGAAATCTTGTGCCATATTATTTTCCTATATATTAGTTTGCTTTATAATGCAATCGCCATAGCGATCACAAATCCTGCACTTGGTTTGCTTGTTAATTGTGTTTGAATACTAGATGTTACACCATCTAAATAACCAAACTCCGTATTACTTACAACACCTGTTCCAATCTTAGTTGCAGCTATTGAATTAACTGCAAGTGATATTGTACCAGAAGAAGTTATTGGACTTCCTGTTACTGTAAATTCTGAAGATCCTGAATCAGCTACTGCTACAGATGTTACTGTACCGCCTGAACTTGGGAATACTTGTGTATATGTAATTGCACTAGAACCAAGTGTAGCACTTGTATCTGTAGTACATAAAAACAACTCATCACCATGAGCAGTACCTTCTGATACTAAAATTAACTGTCCAGCTATTTCTGATATTATATCAAATTCTGTATCTCTTGAAGCAGCTCCTGAAGCAACAACAGTATATAAACCATTTTGAGAAGTAGTAGTTTGATTTTTTAATAAAACTCTATTTCCTGTTGCTAATGTAACACCATCTAAGACATCACCATTTTCTAATGCAGTAGCAATAGCAACATTTGCAGTAGATGCAGCTCTTGCAATAACTCTTGTTCTAAGACCAGTAACTAAATTATCAACATAGTTTTTAGTAGCAGCTTCAGAAGAAGATGACGGATCACCTAATCCTGTAATTGTTCCACCAGTTAAAGCTACGTTACTAGCATCTTGAGTTGCTATAGTTCCTAATCCTAATGTTGTTCTTTGAGCAGAAGCACTAGCATCATCTAATAATGCTTTACCAGCAGTTGTTAAATCAAATACTGCAGCTGTTCCTGATCCTGTAAATTGAATACCTTTATCAGCAGCAGAAGTTAATCCAGCGATAGCAGTTAGATCAGCATCAAATGCTTGTACGTTTGTACCAATAGCTAAACCTAAATTAGTTCTAGCAGTAGATGTAGATGATACATCAGATAAATCATTTGAAGCTGTTAGCTTTGTTCCAATTTGTGTTTGAATAGCACTTGTTACTCCAGATACATAACCTAGTTCAGTATCTGTTACTGTTGATACAGCAATTTTTCCAGATGAATTAGATATAGCAGCTCTACTAGCAGTTAAGTCAGATGTTACTACAGTTGTAGCAGCTCCTGTTATTGTAGCTTGTTTAGCATTTAATTGTGTTTGTATTGCAGATGTAACTCCATCAAGAAATGCAAATTCTGAATTAGATACTAAGCCACCACCAATTTTAGTTGCGTCAATTGCAGCAGCTGCTGCGACTTTAGCATTTGTAATTACTAGTTCTGGTATTGAATCATTTGTTTTAGATAATGCAGCAACATAAATAACTACTGCTTCGTTAGCTAATGAACCACTATCCCATGTTACTGTTACAGTTGTATTAGTTGAAAATGTAGTTGCACTAATTGTTCCATAAATAGTTCCTGGAGTTGTAGCTATTGCTTTAACTCTACGACCTACATGATAAAAACTTGTAACGTCTACAGCTGATACTGTGAATGAAGTTGCTGAAGCATAAGTAATAGTAAATCCATTATCACCATCACCATAAATAACCCATTGAGAATCGTTATACCATTCTCTAATCTCAGCACCTAAACCTCTAAAACAGTTATTAATATTAGAAGGTAACATTCCTTCTGCTGTATTAATACTTCCTATTGTAGTGTTATTTGCTGCGGTTGTACTGTAATCTTTTATTCCTGCCATATTAATCTCCTATAAACCATGTGAAAACTTTATCGTTTTCTGTGTTAAATTTATTTATGTATTCGTTAACTGCAACTTCAACTTGTCTTTGAAAAAATTCTTGTGTATCAAATGAATATCTTACGTTATCTAAATCTTGTTCTACTACATCACTCATTATCTTAATCCTGCTGGACTAGCAACAATGTCTATACCTTGTGCATCATCCCAAATAGTTCCAGAAGCTATTTTAACATTAGCTCTAACATATCTTCCAGATTGTCTTAATGGTACAATACCACTTGTATTTGCTGCAACATAACTAGAAGTTACCGCAGTATCTACTAAAGCATCTCTAGTTTTAAGAGCTACTGTCGAAGCACAATTAACAATTGGTCTTACTCCTGTAATTTTAGTTCTAAGTCCGGGAATAGGTTCTAATTCAGAAGTCTCTATTTCAGCTTCTAATTCATTACCTGCAAAAATAGCAGCTTTAAAATCAGAATCAATTGCACCTAAGTATAATTGACCACCTGACCAGAAATCAGTATCTAATGCTATGTTAATATTATCTAAGTTTGTAGATATAATATCCATTAACTCTACAGTATAAGCTCCTACAAATTGAGTAAATATTGTAGATGCATTTGCATTCGCTGTAGACCATTTTTCAGTAACATAATTGTAAATTAAAACTTTATCACAAATACCAGTTGTATTATTTGCATTACTTACAGAAGGATATAACCATAACGCAAGGTTATTAAATGGATCTACTGCTGCTACAATTCTATCTGTATAAGCTTTGTTTAAATCTGAATCAAAAAATCTATTAACTTTTTCTGCACCAATTGCTTTTAATGCGTCTCCATTAATTTCAAAGAAACCATCATCAGCATAAAAGAATACTCGTCTATCTGTTTGTGTTACAGTCTGTCCATATACAGCACCACGATTAGAAGATATAACGGAAAATCTGAATACTGTTTGTCCGCCAATATAGTCCATACGAACAATTTGATTTTGTCTAAATACATATCCTATTTCTCCAGATGTTATTGCTACAATTTTTCCACCAGCTCCTGGAATATCTTGAAAGTCTGCTTGTTTTTTTCCAAGTTCCCAAGTTAATATATCATCTATACCAGACCATTGTACTCTATTAATAAAAGTAGGTTGGCTACCTGTAACTAAAAAATTTCTAATAACTCCTGATACTCTAAATGTAGGAACTGTACCAGATGTAGCTATTGTTGATAAAGCAGCAAAGTTTGTTGATGTACCCATCAAATAATATTGAGGAGCATCAACTCCATTACTTGCTATAATGTAATTTCCAAATTGTGTGAATGTAAAAAAATCTGTATTACCACCAGTTAAGCCACTTTTTCTTGAAGTAAAAGTTCCACCATCTAATTGGTAAATATTTGTTTTGTTTGAAACAAAGTTATAAACATTGTTTGAACCATCTCTAAATGAACCAGCTCCTTTAGAATCAGCACCAATAGTATTAGAACTATAATCAACTAAACTTTTAAATGGTTTATAACCTTGAGCTGCAAAGTAAACATTGTTAGCTACATTAGCTCCTTTGTTTAAATGTTTCGGTTGATCAGGTAACCATTCACCAAAAGGTAATTGCATAATTA